GGAAGTGCAACTGGAAATGGTGGTTCTGGAACAGCAAATACTGGCGGCGGCGGTGGAGGTGGAGCAGCAGATGGGAATACGGGAGGTTCTGGCGGCTCTGGTGTTGTAATTGTTCGTTATTTGACCGCCGATGCTGCTGGTAGCGCAACACAATCAGGATTGACCATTACTGGCGGAACCATCACTACTAGCGGCTCGTACACAATCCACACGTTCAACAGCACAAGTTCACTGGTAATCTCGTAAGGAGACTCTTATGGCGTACATGGCACAACTCGACAACAACAACACGGTCCTCCGCGTCCTGTCCGTATCCAACAACGACTGCCCAGACCCCGCACCCGCCAACGAAGCACAAGGCGCAGCGTTCCTCGAATCACTCGGCCTCGGTACGAACTGGAAGCAAACCAGTTTCAACGCATCATTCCGCAAAAACTATGCAGGCATCGGCTACACCTACGACGCAGTACGTGACGCGTTCATCGCACCACAACCATTCCCATCATGGGAACTGAACGAAGACACATGCCGCTGGGAAGCCCCAGTCCCGTATCCAACCGACGGCAAACCGTATCGTTGGGATGAGGACACACAGGCGTGGGTCGAAATCTCCGCTGGCTGATTTTCCTCCCAGCAGCACTACTCGCAGTCACCACACCTGCCGCAGCGCAGGACTACATCACGTGGACGTGCAACAACGGCACGACTACATGGACGATGCAGCAGCCGTACGCCGACTTCCAGGCTGGCTTACGGCCCGTGTGGGCTGACTGCATCAACTGGCAGAACGGTACACCAACCAACTACGTGTGGTCATACGGCGCATCCGTAACCACCACAACTAGCACCACGACTACGGTGCCTCCGACGACTACGACAGAGGCCACGACTACGACAGTTGAGGCGACGACCACGACTACCGTGCCGCCGACGACTACGACAGTCGAAGCAACCACGACATTGCCGCCGACTACGACGGTGCCACCAACGACGACGACTACCGAGCCGCCGACCACAACGAATCAGGCCACCACCACAACGACTACCACTACGACAACTTCAACCACGACGACGACTACGACGGTCTATGTACCGCCAGCAACCACCACAACCACCCAGGCGCCACCTCCTGAGACAACAACTACGACTGTCTACGTTCCCCCTGCGACAACGACGAGCAGCACGACGACGACGACGGAAGCGCCTCCCCCGACAACAACTCTTCCTGAGACAACAACGACCGAGCCACCGACGACACTCCCTCAGACGACGACGAGCAGCAGCACGACGATTCGCACAACGGTTCCTCCGACAACAACCGCCCCAGAAACGACAACCACCCAAGCGTCAACAACAACACAACCCCAACCGCAACCCACCCAGCCAGAAACAAATGCACCCGCACAGGTTACAACTGACGCCGCACCACAACAGATAATCGCCGCAGTCCAGGAACTCGATGCCACCCAAGCCGAAGAAGTATTCGCAGAACTAGACGTCACCGCCCTTGACGAGGAGCAGGAAGCCGCCTTGATTGAGGCAGTCCAGGCCGCCCCCGAAGAAGTCCGCCAAGCGTTCGAGCAACAGGTCGACATCTTCAAAGAAGGCTTAGATGATTACGTGCCAGTCGGCTCCACAATCCCTGTCGGGCAGCGCCGAACCATCGTCGCTATCGGGGCTGCGATTACCGCGGCGGGGGCTGCGACTAGGATGCGGCGGTAATGAAAAAAGTATTCGCTTACCTCGCTGACCAAACGTGGACCCTTGCGGGCACAGGCCTTGTCCTTATCACCCTTTCGGGTCCTACCCTAAGACAGGCACTCCTGCTCACGGGTGTCGCCCTGGTGTTACACTCGGTATTAACATTTACAGGGGGCAAGGATGAATGAAGTCATGTTGAAAGCCAACGCAACCGTCGCCAAGTTCCTCGACCTGGGGCAGCGCCTGTTCTCCCTGTTCCTCGCCAACGCCCTCCCAGCAGTCACGGGTGGTGCGGTCATCGGCGTGTCGGTCGCCAAGTCCGCGATGCTCGCTGGTTTCATGGCTGTCATTCAGGTTGTCCAGAAACTTGCCGCCGCCTCGACTGACGGCGAGTTGACGAAGGAAGAAATCCAAGAGGCCTTCGGGAAGAAGTAATGCCCGACAAATACCCAGTCGTCAAAGTCACCCTATGCACCCACTTGAAAGGGGTAAAACCTGGTGAACTCGCTCCCGAACTTCTTCGCGGCATTGAAGGCAAAGGCAAACTCCATCATTGTGCGGCTGACGCATACGAAGCAATGGACGCCGCAGCCAACGCCGAAGGAATCGACCTCGCCCCAACCAGCCAAGCCGACACGTACCGCTCCCTCGAAACCCAAGAGTACGGCTTCTACCAAAGGTACACGGACAAGCCAGGGAAAAAACTCCTCAAGCAAACGCCGCGCATCTACAAAGGCAAGGTCTGGTACCTCAAGAAAGGGTTAGCGCCGATGGCCGTTCCAGGCACATCGAACCATAACCTCGGTATCGCTATTGACATTGCCCACGCCTCAGGCAAACGCTTGGATTGGCTGTTGAAGAACGCTCAAGACTTCGGATTCAGTTGGGAGGTTCAGAGCGAACCCTGGCACCTGCGCTATGTAGCGGGTGATACCACGCCTCTGCGCGTCAAGGAATGGCTCGCTAACAAGCCAACGGACGCGTAATGGACGGGGGCTGGGCGCTCGTCCTCGCTGCCGTCGTCACGGCAGTCGGCGGAATCATCGTCGCAGTCCTCCAGAAGTTCAAGGAAGAAAACCACAAGGACCACGCCTACGTACAGGGGCTGCTCGCCATGCTGTACAAGTCCCAGAACCGTATCGAAAGCAAGGTCGAGCGAGTTGACGAGCGGCTGTCCAATCACCTAGATTTCCATGCCTCGGAGGGGATGCTTGACAATGAGCGAACAGTTCACCAAGATGGAGTTGAAGAAACTCGCAACCTATCTGCGTAAGGTCTACCCAGGGGTGACCGACCAGGATGAGTTGTGGGAACTGATAGCCAAAGTAGAACAACTCTCAAAGGGGAAACATGCACGACCCGACCGCTGGCGCGGAGATTCTTCTTCGCGCTCATGAACTGATTACGCGAGACAGGCAGAACGCCTACTCGCACCCGCTCGAAGATTATTCGCGGACAGTTTCCATTTACAACGCGCTCAAGGGCGAGGACATGATGACCGCTGAGGACGGCATCTTGTTCATGGTGTGCGTGAAACTGTCGCGGCTGATGAACGAACTCGACAACGGACTAGACATCCCCGACAACATCATCGACCTCGCGGGATACGTCGGCTGTCTACAGATGGTGCGCGAAGCATCAAGTCGTACGACAGCAGAACTCGCCCGCATGTTCAAGACTGGTGAGCCGTACATCAAGTGAAGAACAGCGCCTGGGACATCAAGTCCAACACATTCAATTTTGCGGAGGATTTGAAGTACGGGCAGATGGGCGAGAAACGCATCCGCAAGATGCTCGAATCCCTCGTCGAAGGCTCATTCGAAGTGAAAGCGGACCGCTACCGCAACGGGAACATGGCGATAGAGATGCGTCAGAACCCGCGACGTTGCGGCAAATGGATACCGTCAGGGCTGCAGGTAACCGAGGCGCAGTGGTGGGTGTACATCTTCTCGATGGATGGCGGCTTCATCATCGTTGCCGTTGACCGCTTGAAGCGTTTCATTGAGGCGAACAAGGACACGTTGGAGTCCCGCGATTTCGCCCGCCGCTCAGACAACCCAGCGTGGGGCTACCTGTTGAAACCAGCAGATGTCTGCGCTTTACTGTATGACCAGAGGTACGACGCATGACCCCTTGCCCTTGGTCGCTCGTGGCAATCCATTGGATTGACGCGTTCGACTCCACGAACGGTTGGATACAGACCCGCGACTACAAGCCGAAGCCGCAGCATGTGGTGTCGGTTGGCTGGTTGTGGCCCGACATCCTCGAAGGTTACCTGTCGGTAACTTGCTCGTGGTGCCCCGAAGAAGAACCAGAGATGGACACCGTCGGCATGGTTACCCACATACCAGTGGGCATGGTGCAGAAAGTGGTCGTTCTCGGCAACCCCGAATTGTGACTTGACTTTGTAGCACCCCTCCTGTACGGTGAAGTACAGAACATCACAACTCAGAGAAAGGCCCGTAATGATTACTCGAATCCCGAAGCCTGCGCACGGTTCGCAGGAATGGTTGAATGTCCGTTGGCGTAACGAGAACGGTGAAGCCCGCATCGCGGCATCCGCATGTGCGGCTGTCCACGGCGAGCACGCGTTCACCACCCCAGCAGACTTGGCCACCGAACTGTTGGCCGACAACCCGCCAGAGCCGAAGCCAGCGAACTCCGCGATGCTTCGCGGCACCACCCTCGAAGCCCCAATCCGTGAATGGGCGGGCACCATGCTGGGTCACCCCCTGACCGAGCCAGATGTCCTGTTCGCATACGACGAACCAGGCGTACGTCTCATCGCCACCATCGACTCCATGTCCGAAGACGGGCGTGTGTTTGAGCAGAAGACGACGAACCGTATCTGGCGTGGGCAACTCCCGAACTACTGGTA